AATCTTTCCAAGGTCACTTGCTAGAAGCGTGTAGGTAGTGCCTGTCTGTTCATTAACACTCGCATCAAAGTTACTCAGAGCATTCCCGCCAAGGTCAACTCCTCCACTTCCGCCAACTGCAATGACATTACTGTTGGCCGTGCCAACTGTTTTCTCGGCGGCATCGCCAAGTCCAAGACTTGTCCGTGCAGTTGCTCCGCTCTCGGCAACAAAGTTTGCTCCGTTCCCAACTATGAAGTTGCCATCGGTGACGGCAAGTCCCGCAACATCGGTGAGTTGTGCGTCGAGCGGTTGAGCGCTACCAAGCAAATTGGTGACGGTTATTTTTTTTGTTTCTGCTCCTCCACCGGGGGAGTCAACAATTGCGACAATATCCGCCCCTGCTGGGGTGGCATTTAGTTCGGTAAGTTCGGTAATCTTGCGGTTCATTTTAGTTTATTGAGTTTGAATTTGTTCGGATGCTTCCGTAATTAAAGTTTCATCTAGTTCGGTTGCTAAGAAAGGTGGAAAATTAAGACGTATGAACTGTTTAGCTTCTGTTGTCAGAAATCCTCCCTGCTCAAGCTTGATCATCTCATCAATGGACGGTACACCACTGCCCGTGTGAGGCTTGGGTACACCAACATTGAGATCGAGAGTAATCATGATTACATCTTGTATGCGATTACTGCACCGCTTGTCAGTTGGATGCCTGTAATTCTGCCGTAAATTGCTGTGTTTGCTCCTAATGATGTTGCGTCCTGCCCGGTGCAAATATCAGCAATGTTGTCGATATTGGATGTCAGACTTGCTAGTACAGTGTCTTCAGTTGCTACGATGCAAAAGAAGTCACCTGTGTGTGATGCTGTATCATTGATATATTGACCTCCATTGAGACCAAGTCCTCTGTATTCGTTTGCCATGATGTTATATTCCTATCGGTGAAGTTGTTCCGTAAGTTATGAATTGAATTGATTGAGTCTGCCCTTGTTGACGTTCGAGTAGGTCCAACTGAGCAAGAATGACTGCTTCGGCTTCGTTTTGTACCGCCGCCGCTTTTTCCATTTGACCATCTGCAGTAAGCATATCGGCAAAGGCTCCAAGTATTGCGTACTCGGAAAGAAAGTATGGATAATTATCTCCCGCTGAATATCCTGGAAACGGGGATCGATATAAGACATAAACGGGTGCTGTGCTTGCCCGGTCAACTAGGACTGCCTGTCCAAAGTCTGAGGTTGATGTCGAGGAATGCTCAACTCGATAAGCTACTTCTTTTGCAAATCCCACTTCATAGGGATCATTTTCGGTGATGCGTAATACTTCTGCTATTGTATTTCCAAATTCAAGCACACTTATAATTGTGGCTACTGCGGTTGCTCCGCTTCCCGACCCGCCCGTAATTGCTACTGTCGGAGCAGATGTATAACCCGTGCCATGATTAGTAACTGCGGCTCCATTTACTTCATTGTCCGAGTTCTTGGTTAGTGTGGCGGCGGCACTTGATCCACCACCGCCCGAAAATGAGGCCGTTGGTGTGCCAGTATATCCGCTACCGCCATTTGAAATGTTGACATTTCTAACTTGAACATCGGGGATTTTTTGCTCGAAACGCACAGCTTCGGGCCACCTGGCGCGTTCCCATCCCAATCGACCAAAGCGATTGAAGCTTCGGATGGCGGCATTTGTTTCTGAAGTCAATAATGTATCAATGCCCGCCATCGAGGCGAGATTTGTTACCATATCATTGACCGCGACTATTCTCATTTGGAGGTAGGCTTAGAAAATGTTTTTCCACTGAAGGATTTATTATTGAATGATTTTGCGCGAAAGGATGGATTGTCACGGAAGAACTCTTTTATAAAGCTCTTATCGCCCCAGCATCCACGATGTGATTGATGCCAGCGGAAATATTCGCGCGCAGGAATAGTTCCTTTGAGTTGTCCAATACCGTCTCCTTTTGCTACGCCCATCTCGTTGTTTTCTTTGCGGACCATTGCTTCACGCATGGCGGATTCGTGATGTTCCATGTCCACTTCGTATCGTAAGTAACGATCCAAGTTTTTCATAAACTTAGAACCGTTTCCTTTTCCTTGATCCTTCCACTTAGGTAAGAATATTTCCGCCATAATAAAATGTAAGGTTTCGGGTTGCCCCCCCGAAGGGGGGCTAGACCCAAAACAAATTAAGGTTTAAGCAAACCGTCCGAGATTTAAGACGCGAAGACCAATGACAAATTTTCCTGCTGTCAAGTCTCCTGTCGTTCCTCCGAATTTGTAATATACTAATGTATCTGCCGTATTAAGTGCTACGGGTAACGATCCACCAGCGATGGTCGTATTTCCTGCGGCCTGTACGAATGATTCACCTGTGTTTGCAACTGACACACCCATTGCGTCCACATCAAGTGCATCGATGAACTCGTCGGGATCACCAATAGTGGTTCCAACGTTAAGCGTGATGTCGGTTGCTCCAGCGGTTGCTTCAGCTTCGAAAACCATTGCCACATCCACTCCGCCACCAGCGGGTATTGTTGCAAATGCAGTTGCAGTTGTTCCTGCGGATTTGATGTCCTCGAAGTCGAGCGTGATAATGTCGGTGAAATCACCAACAAGTTCGTTATTTGTTAACTGTCCCATTTTGTAAGTCTCCTTATTGTTAAGAATTAAGCAAAAAATCCATGGGCTTTAGGACTCATCACGCAAAGACCAGCGATAATCGAAGCATACCCGCGTCTTCCGCCACCTTGATTCTCAAGTTCTGCATTAGATTCAGCTTCCAAGACATGAAGTCCTACATAGTCAGGATCGACAAGAAGTCCTGCGTCTTTATCCAAAGTTGCGCTTCCGCTCGTCCGCCTCAAATTTGTGCTAGGCAGGACATTTACAACGCCAAAATCTCCTTCATAGACATTGACTGATAAGGTTATTTTCTTGCTCTCTGCTGGTTGAGTGACTTGATATGCAAATCCTGCTCCTCCGGCTTGACGGGAGAAGTCACTGATTTCTTTCTTCAAGTCAGGTCCGGCAATAAGAGTAAGCTGACCACCTGGCATTCCGTTGGCTTCATAGAGAGATTGTAAGACACTATTGAAGGTTGATTCGGTTTGAGTGCCTGTGGTGTCAGAAGCAACACACTGAAAACGCTCAGGAATATCAGATGGTTGACCTCCGTCTCCAAGGAACTTAAACATTCCACGGGTTTTGTAAGGTGCGCCAGCGCCTGAATCGGCTTGACGATCTTGATTAGAGCATACTGCGGCCTCAATATCACGTTTTAATTCTCGTATGGCAAAACTTTCCGAATTTGCGAACTCATTTGCGACTCCAGCACTGTCCACTAATTCCTGGATATTTGAAACAGCGTAGGTGCGTCGGAAAGATTGAATGTAATTCCCAATACGAGCGCGTTTTGCGGCTTTATTGTCGAAGCTTTGAACATCTTCACCTTCATTAACTCCATCGAATGAGGCGACCGAGAGGTCATCCACAACGACTTCGTTGAAGGTTCCAGTTGCGTTAATTTTTTTTGCCATACTCACAAATGGAGTGGCTTCCGGGGTTAGCACGGTAAGAATATCAGATATGCTCTCACGATTAGTACTAACGTTGTACGATGCGGCTTGTGGCATTTTAGTTTATCTCCTTGATAATTTTAAGATTGTTATTTTGCGTTTACACGCTTGATTCGAATATAATTTTGATAATCCGCCATTGATCCCGATGCGTCGAATTTACGCTTCGCGGCATCAACCTCTTTGTTCTTTTTCGCCTGTGGAGTCTTTGGTCTGCTTGAACCCGCTTCCACGCTCGCTACTGGAGCCTTGGGTTTGGGCTTGGGCTTGCTTGCCTGTGCCTGTCTTGCCTGTACCGTTTTTAATCCTTCGACCATTAATCCGAGAGCAAAATTGCTGTTTGGTAAATGTTCGACCAATGGTTTATAAAGCGGTGAAGCTTTGACCTGCATGAACAATTTGTAGTCCTCAGATTCAGGTTCCCCTAAAAACTGAAAGGTCTGCATTGCCTGTTGATCGGACGCGGTTCGTTCCTTGATCCATGCATGGCGGGCGGGTGCATCCTTGCGAAGAATTTTCTTTGCATTGTTGCGGATACGCTTGAGTTCCGTTTTGCCATACACTTTGTCTCCGTCCTTGATCAGGTACTCATCTCCATTGTCATCGTATTGTGCCTCATTATCGAGTCCTTCTTCCGCCCATTCGATGAGCGTAGTTAGATTCTCGACTTCTTTGGTCAATCCGTTTTCGTCGGTGATATTGTACAAGGCATTGTCCTTGAGGAATTGCGGTACTTCTGCGTTTACTACTGGTTGCTGGGCTTTTTCTTGAAGCTCGGCATTTTCTGCAAGTAAAGCATTTTTCTGCGCGGTAAGTCTGCCAAATCGTTTGATCGCAGATGCGTTCAGCGACTTTGCTAATTGGCGGCTCTCCTCCTCGGACAGACTGTCCAGGTCGATATTGAATTTGTTGAGAACATCTTGAGGTTGTGTCTGCTCTGAAGTTTCCTCCGTTGCTTCGATTTCCTCGGCGGGTTGTTCCTCAGAAGCTTCCGTAGGCTCCGCAGATTGGTCAGCGGGTTCGTCCGTTTCTAAAGATGATTCGGGTTCCGGCTCTTCGGTTTGTCTGCGTTTCAATAATTGATCCGCAAATTCTGCCATTGAGACGTTACCGTCCTCTTGCGTTTGACTGTCCACGGATGTTTGGGAGGATTCCGAGATAACCTCTTCAGTAATTGTTTCCATCATTTGAGCAAGGCGAGTAGCCTAGTGTAGCAAAATATAGTCTTTTGTATTGACAAAGGCAACAAAAAAGCCCTTGCGGTCACCCCAATACCGCAAGGGCTACACTTATGACTGAGCGAAAATATTTAAAGTTTGTGCAAAATATCGAGTTCTTCGTCGATTGCTTCGAGTTTACCCGACATCATAAAGTGTCTGTTAGTTGACTCGATCACAGACTCGGACTGCAACTGGCGAATGGTTTCTTCACGCATACTTTCGCGCATTTCAATGTATTTCTTAAAGTGTGGATCGTTCTTTAAAAAACTAAGGGCTTGAATTGCTTCTTCGGGATTTACTTCGTGGTATGTTTTTATTTTTTCTTTCCTTTCCAACTTACTCGTTTTGGTCCTGTCTTTTTCTTGACTGCACTTTTTTTGCATTGTGCCATAGTCGGGCGGCAAGCAGGATATGGTCGCTTGCTTTTCTTGGCGGATTTACGACCGCATGGTTTTCCTGTCTTACAATCAACCCAGCCACCACGCTTAAACCACTTGGTTAGTCCGCCACTTTTCCTAGCCATTACTTCTTAGAAGTCTTGTACTTCCCTCCTCGGCGCTTGTACTCTTTTGTCAACCAACCTGACGCATATGCACTTGGCCAAACCTTGTACTTCCTTTTCGCCTCTGATTTGACGCGGGAATAAAGTGCTTTGTTAGTTGGTACGTTTTTGCTCATCTTTAATCTTTTGTTTCAGTTCTTTTATGTCCTGCTGTATCTTTGATCGGCGCTCAGTATGAAAAGAAATTCTGTAAGTACACATTCGACTGTCTTCTCGTAGCATCGAGATTTTTGCTTCCATCTCTTCCACAATTGCATTTATTTTTTCTTCCTCCGCCTCTTTAAGGCCACAAAGTCGGACTTCGTGATTCTATTGCGGGGCTTTGCCGCCCCTGCAATTTTCTTCTGCTTTGCTGATAGTTTTTTTACCATTTCTTACAACTCCAATATCCTGCGGTTAATTTAGATTTCTTTTCATCGCACTTATGTCTTGCTCGGAAGGATTTACGCCTGGCGGGTTCACTCTTTCGAATACGCATATTAGGATCACCGTAACGAACGAGTCGTACTTTCTCCCCCTCTTTTGCAAGTACGGCAAATTTCTTGGACTTACCAGGTGTCCTCTTTGGTTTATTATAACCACTAAAACGCTCACCTCGATAAGTAATACTCATTTGTCTTCATCAGCATAGAGGTTATCAAATGTTGCGCGCCAATCAGTGTAACTGTCGTGCTTTTCAGCAGAGTGTAAATATTGACTTGGCACGAAGTCAGGCGCTCCTTCTCCGACTAACCACAAAGCGGGGTTCGTTACACGAACGCGGTTGTTTGGAAGGGCTATAATCTGTCCCTTCCACGGACCCTCGGTCAATTCAAGGATGTGACTTTGCTTGTGCTGGGCGGGATCATCGGCAATTGAGTTGCCCGTGAAATCAACCGTGAAATAATAAATTGCCTTGTAAAACTTTCCGTCAATCTTTGCAATCCACGGGCTTGAACTTACACGGTCGAGCTTGGTGACTGCTATGTCGCGGGATGGACAGTCCCAAGGTTGTGCGATATGGGTGGGGCATTTTTCGGGCCATTCTTCGTAAGGTACATCTGCAATTAAAGCGGTTATTGGCATTCTCGCCCACATCGCCCCCCCGTGAGGGTTTGGGTCATCCTCATCGCAACCAGTGAATACAACTTGAAAAGACAGGCATCGGTCAGGAATCGCGCAGACCGCAATTACCAAAGCATGTATATATTCTCCTTCGTACTTCATGTGATTGTGAGTAAACTCTTTGCGAACCCAGCACTTAAACTGGGGGATATTGGCGATGAGGTACGACATTTAGCGGCGTTTCTTACGTCCGCCTTTGCTCATGTACTTGGACTTCTTGCGCATCATTACGTCTCCTTGTTAATGGTGGTCGATAGACCGTTTGACCGATCTTGATAAATTTCTTCATGCGGCAGATGCAGTTTGTCCGAACTGCGTGGGCATTGCGCCGAGTCTGCCAATTTGAGCATTTTGCTGTTGCTGAATCTGCATTTGACGCTGACTCATGTAATTTTGAATACGCTCCTGCAAGGCGGGGTCTTGCTGTGCTTTTTGCTGAATGTCAGGTTGTGACAACCACTGCTGGAATACTTGCATCTTTAATTCATGCGCATCCTGTGGTTTTACATTGGGCGGTACTCCGGCAACAAGTTCTGAAATTGTTTGACGCTCTTCATTGACCGCATTTTGAGAGGCAGTTTCTTTGGGCAATAATATTTTCTCGGATGCACCAGGTAAAACCTGTCCAATTGCAAGTTGCAATAATCGCTCAGTGTCCAAGGTTCCATTCTTGTCAAGCAATCCACCAAGATCGGCAATTGTTTTTACACGCTCAAGCATTTGATTCGGGTCTTGAGTTGCCGCATCAAATTGCAAATAAAAATCAAATCTTTCATTGGGTGTTCCCTTCATGAACTTTTGCATGTCATTCATGCCAGTGACACGGAAAAATTCAGCGTCAGGTCCGTACTGTTGATAGAGTGTGTAGACTTGATCAATGACCATACGCAAATGTTGAAACACTTTATCAATGTTTCTTTGTTGCTTCATTTGTGCTTCGATTGGATCAACTCCCGGTGCGTTTCTTCCAATCAATCGATCAAATCCTTCCTTCACATATTGACGCACCTGTACGGAACCACCATCAAATCGAGGAACATCTGCAAATCTGTACTCGCCAGGTGTGCGATATGGAACACGTACACCCGGTCCCCACTTGCTCGGACTCCTTCCGTAAGGTACAAGCAGAGGTGGTAATGTGGAAATGCTCTGACGATCAATGGATGCATCCTCTTCGATCTTTAAAATGTTTTGCGGTCCCTCTCCAAGCTCAGAAACTGAGCGCGAATGATATAATCGCTTACTTGTTTTTTCGTAGGTCGTGACAACAAATGGATATTTACCATGTCCATAATCCAGCAGTTGATGCTTGGCATATAAGTCAGGCACACGGCTCGTCATTATCGTGCAATAAATACCAGGAGTTCCTTCTTCGTCCAAAAGACGCTGATAGCAATATATAATTCTTATTGTTTCATCGTCATCCCGAATGACTTCCTCCTGCAAACGAAGATTATTTATCGGAGTGTCCGCTTCACCCTGTTGTGCAAGATCGATTGCGGCATCAACAAATTCCTCGTCCCATCCCTCCGTGTTTATCTTTGAGCGTAATTGCTCGGGTGTCATATTAATCACATGAAAAACATAGGGTGCTTCCTGTGGATCAATTGTATAGGAGGGCCAAAACACATCCTCATCGGGAGCCAGTGCTTTTACTCTTGGTTGATTAATCACTCGACGGGTCACGGGAATTGTGGTTTCTCCATCTGACCGCATTTCTTTGAGCATACCACGGGCTTTTGCCTTGGATACTTTGAACTGATCCTTGATTGCGGATGATAATTCCTCATCCATACTGCCATCCTGTATTGCCTGTGCAATCTGTGGAAGAGCCTGTGCAATCTCCGCTAATTGAATGGTTTGTTGTTGTTTCAGGTCTTTGGATTCCCAATAACAATAATGAACCATCATTCCTTTCTCGTACAAATGATTCAGTCCTAGTTCAACCTGGTCGTAAAATTCATCCATTCTCGAATTAATCAACCAGCGAATAAAATTACTGATTACATTTGAGCGTTCAATATCATCGGATTCTATTGGATTGGCAACAATCTGAGCGCGTCTGATCGCATTCAGCGACTGTGCAACCATCGTATTGATTGTCTCATGCACTAATTGATTCTCTTGATCAGAACTACTTTCCCAAGGAAACACCTCACCCGTGGCACTTAAATTGGAATGCTTTTTAAAATCATCCGACTTTCCGCTCCATAAACAATTACGGGTGTCATAATCCCTTTGTCTGCGGTCAATCCATTCACCTAAATCACTCTTTGTCCGTTGGTAGGTTTCCTGTAAATATCCAATGTCGGGTTCCTTGGAAACATACAACAGTTCGGGATCGGAGCTACTTTGCATAGATGTAGCAAATTATAGTCATTTGTAGTTGACTAGTCAAATGCATAGTATTACTAAATATTATATATAGTGTGTGTGTGTAACCGCCTATGGGGTTTTTTAGTGTTTCTCTCCCGTAGGCGGTTTTTTAATATCCACCCCCACCAGTAACCATCATACTTTCACTGGTGACATGATCAGCACCACTGACCATGAGATATCGAATACAGTCAATTTGATCCTTAAAATGTTCAGCGCGGGACTGGCCCGTATATTCCATCATCGAGGTAATTGTATTCTCACATCTGTCTGAAATATAAAGCTTTGGTTTATTCTCGTCGGTCATTGGCTCAGTATCGTTCCACGATAACGCATCATTTATCTTTGCAATCCCCGTCTCGATTTCCACGCCCGGTGCGGGACGCATGACAAATCCAAGATTTCCCATAGTCGTAATAATATTACTTTCCCCCTCTTTCTCCCTGACCGTTGCCGCGCCCATTCGCGGGTCAACAATACGTTCAAATATTTCCTCATCCTGTTCCATATCCTCGAATAAATTCTTGTAATCTGTGTATCCATATCCGAGTGGTCTTTGGGCGGGACCAGGCTTGCCCACGCTCTTCCCTACCCCATTGACATGTGGTAATGCCCATTGACCCATCGTGGTGTCGGGGAACTCGCGGTAAATATAAATACTTCCATCCCGCATAACTCCCGCCCATATGCACACCCACGGTTTCGAGCCGCCGGGATCAACCACCATGTATCGTGTGACTTTGCGTGTGTCATCCTGTATAAATGGAATCTTTTCGTGCGGAATAACATTTGTTTCCCTATTGAATTTTGGGAACCTACCTTCCACGGCTTTGCTCGGAATGCCATACAATCGGGCAAGCTTGACCTCCAGTGGTTGCTTGGAGTATGTGCGGATTAATTCATCCGCATTTACAAAGGGACTCATTTCCGACCAAAAATAATAAATCCTGCAATCGGGCCAGTTTGCAGAGACTTGTTCGACAGGTAAGTCCCGACCAAGAAGTTTGCTATGTCTTTTCTCAACTGTTTCCGCACCCTTCAATAGACTATTTATCAATGGAGTGTATCCTTGAAGAGTTGTAAAACTAAGTAATAAACGACCCGAAAAATCAGTCAATCTAGCAAGTAAAGTATTAAATATTGCCTCACTTACCTCTTCATCGCAATGAATTGCATGTGCTGACCAACCCTCGAATATTTGCGGGTCCGCCATGAACTGGCGATAGTTATTAAAACTTATGGTACTCCCACGCTCCGCACCTGGTGTACTAGGTGGCAGGATTGCCTTGCCCGAATTAAATCCGTTTTTCTGTGTGTATTGCAAAGAATGATTGGTACTCTTTTTCTTTGCCCGCTTGTATCGGGCAGGAAGCGCTTCCCAAATATAGCGTTGTGCATCCGCAATACTGCGTTCCTCGGATACATGCATACTGCGAATCTCAGCTTCGGGAATCTCCTGTGCCAGGTGAACTAAAAGTCTTGAACATAGAGTTGTTTTACTTGATCTGTTCCCACCAAGTATCACATGAATCTTTGTGTCTTTCCATCGATCCATCACCCGTCTCCATCCAGGCAATGTCCATCCCCATTCAATCGGGTCTTCTTTTTCGCTGTTTGGTTGGTCAATCATTAAACGACTCAACATCTCTGCCCGATCCTGTGGCAGTGCGTCAATTTCCTCCGCGCTCAATGCACATGCAAGTTCTCCCTTCTCGTACTTTAAATCATCAGTCCACGGGATGCCAAAGTGAGCATCAATCTCATCTGCGTAGGTTATCTTGGGCATAGTTCAATACTTTATATTCAATCCACCCTCGATGTATTCGGGATGCTCCTTCCAATCCTCATTTATATTCAAGCGTTGTACCTTAATATATTCCTCGAAAAAAAACTTAAATGCGTCCATATCGTCATTGATTTCCGCATTTGCAATCTCTTCGAGCAGTAATAATTCATGGCGTTTATTTTTTGCATCCTGTTGTATAATCGCAGTTACTTCATCCGACCATTGACTGTGAAAACAGGAAGTTAAAAACAAACCAAGTAATAAAACTTTACGCATTATTAAACTTGTTGAGCTTGACGCACTCATCCGGCTCGATCCGAAACACAGGCTCAATATCATGACTGTCCCGTGTTGTCATTGTTCGTCCCGAATATTCAAATTTGTACTTCTTTTTAAAGTCCCATGTATGATAGCACAATACATCCTTGCATCGAAAAATAAGCATGAAATTTTGACCCGAAGTTTCATACAGTGCCTTGGCGGCTTCGATCTTCTTATAACTGATCATAAATAAATACTGACCAAAGTTTATATTTGCCCGCTTGATCTCACACCATGCATACTTGCCTTTGTTTTTTATCGATCTAATCAAGTAATCCACTTTCCACTTTACAGGATCGAGTTTTATAAACTCACATCCCCACTCCTTTTCCAAGAAGTCAGCAATTTCATTTTCATTATCAAGATCATGCTGAGTCTCGTACCTGGTTCTCATTCCCTCGCCTGTATCTCCATACCCACTATGATTGCCTCTTCGAGCGTGTTGGTCGGGATTTCCGCTTCACCGACTGACCAGCCTTGCGTATCCTCTCCAATGTTTCGGGGCTTAATTTCAATGTCGGATGATTCCGCTTGGATAAGTCGAATGGTACATATTCGGCAACGGAAAGTGGTATTGCTCGCCCGTATCTTTTCCAATAATCGGGGTTCCAACCTTCCGGCACTTTCATTCATTTTTTTCCTTCCATATCTCACAACATCTTGCTTTGAGTTGTAAATTTTCCGCGCGCAACTCGTTGTTTTGATCGTTTAATTTTTTATTCTCATCTTCCAACCGCTTGACCCATTGAGGCCAACTCTCCACCTTTTTTCCCGTAGGCAAATATATATTCATTCCTCATCCTCCAGTTCAATATCACTTTCAAAATCAACCACATCATCATCGAAATATTCATCCACCGCCTCACTTAAACACTTCAATAAATCCCTATCCTCCAAGTCACTTTCCTCAGACCATCGATGAAGCAATGCCTTGACCTCATGGATCACTTTTCTTTTCGCGTCTGTCATGATTTTTAAAATATGAATTCATCTTGGTCGGGAACTGGCGTTGTTTATCCGTGCGTACCGCAATCATCGCTCCATTCTTGTCGAGTATATGCTTGCCATCCTTGTCCTTTTCAAAATGTGTAATCTCGGTCTGCGACCAAAAATATCGCCATCCGCGTAAAATCTCCTGGTAGGTAGCGAGTTGTTCACTCATTTTCTTCCTCTTCGTTCATCCATCCCCTGCCCTCGCTTATTCTGCGGTCTTTGCACAATTCCTCCTGGTAATCATCGTACAACGCTCTTGCCTCAAATTCTTCGTCGGTCATTGGTTCATTTCCTTCCATAAAGTCTTCCATGCTAGTTCTGCTGTTTGGGGGACAACACCATTTCCTAAGAGTCGGAGCCGATCCACTCGGTTGGTAATTGGGTCCACCCCACTTCGAGGCCTTGCAGTTGTTCGCACCAATTCGGATTGAGCTTCGGTGACCCGTGGTTCTTCCCACTCGTATTGCTCTTCTCCTGGTCTTGCAGGCCATTGTGTGGTGGCACTCCCTCCGTCTGCGCAGGCAAGTCCTTCGCTCCCCCCTTGTACGCCCTCCCCTGCGCGCCCTTCCAATCCCTCGCTTGCGGTGTCCCCCAATTCTTCTTCGCTTCCTCGATCCCTACAGACTTGCTCAACCCCCCTTGCTTGCTGTTTATCTCGCAATGCGGAGTCTTGTTCGCATCGTTCGATGCCGGAGTTCCCCAATTCTTCTTCGCTTCCTCCGCCAATATCTTCCCCCCCGTTCCAGGCTTGCGACTGCCGGGGTTCCCGGCTCGCGGGGTGGGCCAGTTCATCTTCGCTGCTTTGCTGAGTCCATGCCCCTTGCCCGTCTGCGGGTTCGTCCCGCTCCTTTCCGTGCCTGTCGGGGTGGGCCAATTCTCCATCTGATTCAAGTCTCTCCCCAAGCACTTCTGATTGCTCTCCTTCGCAGTTCTCGCTCCCTCCACGTGGTCGGAGGCTTGTGGTGTTGCCCACTTGCTCAGAATCCCTCCGTCCGTGTGTGCCTGTACCGCCACATCGAGAGTATCCATCGACACTTTCCCGTTCCTTATTCTGCCCCCCGTATATCCACCCTTGTGATCCCTCGCACTCGCGGTAGGCCAAGATGAACACTCGTTTCCTTTGGTGTGGAGCGCCAACTTCTTCCGCGCTGAATATGCCCCACGCGCATCGGTAACCATCTTCTTCCAAATCGGACAGGACTCGCCATAGCCCCATCGTGGTGTGTCCTGCGACATTTTCCCAAAAGCACCAAACAGGTCTAATTGCCCGGATGTGCTTTCGGATATATGGCCACAAGTGTCTTGGGTCTTTTGCTCCTTGTCGCTTCCCTGCGCTACTGAATGGCTGGCATGGATATCCTCCAATGAGTCCACAAATTTTTCCTCGAAAGATTGATGCAGGGAAGGTTTTAAGATCCGAGAAGATAGGTGCGTTATCCATCCTCCCTTCTTCAATCTTCGCAACCAGGTTGGCTTGGACGAAGGCTTCGATCTCCACATTGCAGATGACTCTAACATCCACGCCCGCTCTTCTAAGTCCAAGCTCAATCCCTCCGTAGCCGGTACAAAAGCTGATAATGTTTTGGGGATTATCCACATCGCACAACCTCCCATCCACGATCCGCTTTTCTAAGACGTACCTCATCACCTATAAAATAACTGTTTGGCTTTGCGCGAAACCAGCCATGACTGCCATCCGCAAATTCAACATCATAGCGATAGGGATTTCTCGGTTTCAAATATACACGACCAATTAATTCCTCCGCCTGTTCAACTCGCTTCTCCACCTCCTTGATTGGTGCAATCACTTCCTCAATCATTTCATCCACATCTGCAATCTCGCGCTTTTCAATCTCCTCACCCGCAAGCTCGCTCAATTTAACCACCATCTTCGCAGATACTCGGTTTCCATATAAACAAGTACGCATAGTACTGCATTTAATGCCCATAATTCCCGCAAATTCATCCCGTGAAATACCCGCTTCCTTCAGTATCTTCATCGCCTGTTTGCCAGTCATCTTTATAGCCACATGTATCCTTGTGTAGTTTATTGTGGACAAGTCAAATAAAAACTTATAAAATTCAGTCAATGCCAAGAGGGATACCCAAAAAACTCAATGCCTTCGATGCCAAGCTGAAGGATAAAATTATCACTTCCGCCGCAAAGATAGCATCCAAAACATCCACCCATAAACAGGAATGTGAAAATATTGTCCTTTCCTCACGGCAGGAAGAAAGCAGACTGAGAATACAAAATGCCATGAAGTACGGCATGGAAATGACCGAGCAGGAATTTCTCAACGCAGTGTCCAAAAAACTGCAGCATATGGTCACGGATTCTCTCAATGATCTACATGACTCAATTGATAAAATACCCCCGCAAAATAAAGCCTATGCCGTGGGTATGCTGTTCGATAAATTCATGACCATCTCAGGAAGACCAACCAATATTACCGCCAATGCATCAGTCAAACTCGGCGCGTCAGATATGTCACCCGATAAAGTACGCTCAATACTCAAGGGGAATGCAAAGAATGCTGAAACTATAGTGGTTGATGAAAAGAAAGGGTAATATATACGAGCAAATATTCTTCACTGAAGCTCTTGAGCGAAACCTCGAAGTATTCATCCCGCTCGGAGACTATCTTCCACAGGACTGCTTAGTAATGAACCAGGCAGGGCGGTCCTATAAAGTACAAATCAAAGGAACCGCTGATAAAGTACATGATAAATCACGGGGAGGATTGGGCAGATATATGATTACCACCGCTAGTGGATCATCCGCTAAACAATCAATTGATCCAACCAAGGTGGATGTACTCGCCGCTTATGTCGAAAAATTGCCAACCTGGTATCTCATTCCATTACTCGCCATAGACAGTGCAATTAGAATATCCCTGTATCCACACAACCCGGACTCCAAGGCAAAGCACGAAAAGTTCCGTGAGGACTGGGGCGTGTTTACACGATAAAGCATATAATACACACGACTACCGCAAGCACACCAAAAACATATAGCGAAAAATTTCGTGGGGGGTGTGATGATAATATATAAATTAGCGCGGACATGCGCGGACCCCCGCCCCCCCTGCATAGCGTAGCGCGTAGCGTTGACGCGCGTTGCCGGTGGGTCACAAAAGATTCGAAGTCTTTTGTTAGACCGCATGTTTACTGGCATTTCTCGCCATGTGCGCCAATTGCGCCAATCGATTGCTTGCAATTTGTAAGGTTTGGCGGTGGACTGCATTGCGTGAAATAACATATCAACGCATCATGATATGTTGATGCGTTATTTCGTGTTCGGCGTACCAAAAAAAGGCATGTCGGAGTAGAAATGAATTAATTCCTAAACCCTCTAAACCCTCTAAACTCTCTAAACTCTCTAAACCTTATTTCTGCCACATCATCCGCCCGCTAAAAAAAAACGATATTTTTTTATAACGCTAAGATGTTGATTTAGAGGGGTTTATACGATGCCTGAATGCAGTAAACTACAAATACTGTTTGACATACTACATTTGTACGTTAAGTAGTTTAGATATCCGAACGAGGGTCTTTCCCTCATAACACACAAAAAAAATTAAATACTATGAAAAACAATACTTACAATGGATGGACTAACCGCTCCACATGGTTGATCAACCTATGGTATGAACCACATACTGAAAGCATCCTTGATTGGATCAAGGAGGAGTTAGAGGAGCGGGTAAGCTCTTTAGCCGATAGCGATAATGTATGTGACAAGATACTCGCAGACATGCTCGACCTTCAAGAAATCAAATGGGATGAATTAAAGGAGCATGTTGAAACCGAGGAGACTTGCGAAGCATGACACATTACGAACTCACCCTTTGCCTTTGGCTCCCGTGGCTCATTGCGGGCGCTTGGATTGCGATTCAAACACTACTTAGGAGAAACTAGCATGAAATTAGATAACTTTAAATGGACACGTCAAAAAAATGGCGTGCTAGATTTTATAGACATTTACAACGAAGAAAGTGTTTTCGGGAAAGGCTATGTTTGCATGTGCATGATGCATGAAAACAAGCACATTTTAGCAACTAACTTGCGTGCTTGTTTTGGTTTCTTGACTTTGCATAAAAGTACAAAACTTGCGGAACGAATACTTACCAAGGAGAAACTAGCATGATCGAACAAATAATAAAAAAGCTAAAGGATGATATTACTTACCCGCTTTCGACAAAAGAGTTTGAAGTTCTTAATTTGAGTTTTGAAGATTTTTTACGCTACGGGCAAATTAATGAAGATAGAGTTATTGCTTTTCATAAAGCACTAATTAGAAAATACGCAAAATCATGATCCACGCAAGTAAACTTTTCCCCCAAGCTCTGAAACAAGCCCTTGAGGAGGGCGAGCGCGCACGCATTGCACGGGAAAAACGGGACAAGCGCAAGGCGAGTGATCGTGGAACGATCCGCGTTAAGCGTAAAGAGAAGCGCACACGCGCGAAGCAATTAACACTAAACCTATAATAACAAAAGAAAGAAAAATACTATGAACGATACAAAAGAGAAACACGCCACACACACGCCATGACCTTGGGTTGTTGGCTCATATCATGCAATTTAGAAAACTTAAACGATTAGCTTCAGAGTTAAATGTTGGAGTTGAACAACCTGTGTTCTCTTTTGGAGAATGGGAACTACCCTTTTATGCCTTGGAAGGTTTCTCTTTTAATGGACAATTTACTTGCTCCTCATTTTTCGTTGACGATTTGGATGCCGAATTTACAAAAGGCCAAATAATCGAAATGGCATGGGAGCATATTAAGCTTGAGGCTGAAGAAATCAGTAACGAGATTTATGAGGAGTAATACAAGCATGAACGATAACAAAGAAAGAAAAAATACTATGAACGATACAAAAGAGAAACACGCCACATTCACGCCTGGGCCTTGGCATGTGCGATTAGGTGAAGACTATTACCATGTGCATGGTAAAGTTCAAGTTGCACTTGTCGAAAATTGGATAGCTGAAGACCCCAGAGGCAACGCGCGCTTGATCGCGGCGGCTCCGGATATGTATGAGATGTTACTGGATTTATCCAAAGTAGTTGAAAACCTTGAATCAATTGGAGCCAGTCTTCCATATTATTTCAAGGATGATATGAGCATGAGCGACAAACTCCGCGAGGTTCTCGCCAAGGTAGACGGGGGTGAGGGATGAGGTACAAAGTAGAGGTAACGATTTACAATAGCTACGAGATTGAGGCAGAAACTCAAGAGGAAGCAGAGCAATTGGCAAGAGAATTGGATTGCTATGAAACGCTAAGAGATTGCGATTTTAATGTTACTAATTCTGAAGCCATAGTAGAGGGGGACGAAGGATGAGGATCATTGAGGAGAAAGAGAAACCTATGACTGATGAGATGAAACAAAGGGTTATTCGCGTGATCAACGAATTGCGGGAGTATTCCATGATTGATCAGCAAATTGAGGATTGGAAGAAAGACGATGATATGGATGGCCCTCTAAGTTGGGCATTAGGAGTTCGTATTGAGGTCAAAGAATTACTTGCGGATTTGGAAGGAGAAAGCAATGACTAAGCCAAACGAGTCCGACACCATAGCGCGCTTGTGCGTGGGCCTCATCATCTTTTTTGTGATGCGGTTCGCGCCCAAAGCGGTTCAAGCTTGGCAAAAGCGCCAAGGTATGAAAGGAGAAATGCGATGAAACTTTTAGATCGAGTTTTAAATGAAACCACAGAACAAGGTGACGCATTGGATATCTTTATTAAGAAAGCAAAGCACGACCCTAATATGGAGGAGTGGAATGAAAAAGGCGTTAATCAATGGCAAATTGTTTTTCGTTGGAAAGATGTACCAAATCCTAACTTTGGATATAGTTATTTCATTGATACCATTATGGACGAATATTGGCATAAGTACTCCGGCCTCATACTAGATGGAAATTCTAATGATTATAAATCCATGAGTGATGAGTCAATGGAGCGAGTAAGATCATTCATTCAAGAGTTTGTAGATGCAAATGACATTTTACTTGAGAAGGAAGAGAAATAACTCCTCAACCCCGTACCCCCTTAAAAAAGCGTTTTGTTTCTCAACATGAGTCTTTACCCTCGTAAGAGATCAAAACGCTTTTTAAGGTACAATGCTGTAGCTTAAACGGCATTTCTGAAGTCTTGTGTAACCCAAAGTAGTCTTCAATACGAAAACTCTTTCTTCTCATCGTGAAGACGCGCTTCCGTGTGATGCGTGAATCTCCCCACTCGTTTATCAAATTCGAGCTTAGTCATTCCCTGCTCACCGTTTCTATTTTTCGCAACCTCCAGGTTAATGATGTCATCATCACTGGGAGAAAGGAGCAATACCGCATCCGCGTCCTGCTCGATACTGCCCGATTCTCGGAGATCCGAGAGCGCGGGTTTGCGCTTCTGTACTTCAAGGGCGCGGTTGAGTTGAGAAAGGGCAAGTACTGAGCAGTTGAGAGAAACAGCGAGTTGTTTCAAGGTTCGTGATATTTCGGATACCTCCTGAGTTCGTGAGTCATAGCCCTTGGCGGAGAGGAGTTGTAAATAATCCACCACTACCAAGCCGAGTTCTCCCTCCATGCGTTGCTGTGCGAGAAAGGCGCGGAGACTCTCTAGGGTGGCTTCCTGGTCATCTTTGAATGTGATGGGCCATGTCTTAATCGACTGGGTGGTTTCACTCAGTCTTCTTCTGTCAATGTGATTGAGTGAGTTCTTCATGGTTGGGCGCGGGACTCCGCTCACATTCGTGAGCAATCGCCCCGCACATTCGTTGGCTTGCATTTCAAGTGAGCAGTAACTTGTGCGGTGTCCCTGCTTGGCGCATTCGTGGGTGAAGTGAATCGCAAGTGCTGATTTCCCGATTCCCGGTCGTGCGGCAAGTACATAGAGACATCCCTCGCGGAATCCGCCATTGAGCAGTCCGTTTAATCCCTTGAATCCCGTGGATATGGCGGATACTCCGCCCGCATCGATCGCGAGATATTCAGCTTCCGCTTCCGTGACTGCTGTTTTTACACTCACCTGTCCCTTTCGTTTGCCGAGGCTTTGAGATACGAGACGGGAGAAATTGCCAGCCACATCCTCCGCAGTGAGTGTGTTGTCATTGAGATCATCCTGTGCATGGAGAATAGCTTTATGAATTGCCTTGGTATTTCTTTGCTCAATCACCTGGTCGATGTAGCGGTCAATGCGTCCACCGCCATAGTGCTTCGATATATCAGTGATTTCATCCACAAGTTCGGGATGTTCAATCATGATGTCCACTTCATTTACCTCGGGTGCGAGTTTGGCAATTGCGCGGAATATCGATTGGCGGGTGGGTGAGGAAAAATCATCCTCGATTAAATGTTCAAGTGCAATTGCCGAGGATCGGCCAGTCTCGTCACGCATCGAAGAAGAGAGAACTGCTATTTCTGCCAGTGAGAAATCAGTCACACTCGTTTGATACCTTTCCACTCATCCTTGTTCTGCGGTACTCGGTCCTTCAACCATCCACGACAGGCGTTTCGAAATGTGGCGATCCAGTCGGCTTTTAGATGACCATTACTTTTTGCCCAGTCAATGAACATATCAACCGCAAGCTTATGGTTTAATCCTTCTTCATCGGTTATGCTTTTGGGTGGATCGAAATCATCGGATATGGCAGTTGCTTTTTTCTTGCGTGGCTTGGAATTGGATTTGCCACTTTTTGCGGATTCAGCGCTATAGTTAATATTAATATTCTTGGAGAGAATATCCACGCGCGTGAGGCTTTTTACCAAAAACCTCCCTAAAACATCCCAAATATAGCCGCAAAGTGCGGCAGATGGGGTTGTGCCGTAAAGTCTACAATACTCTTGTAATATATCATGATGCAACTTGGGTATGCGTAGTCTTATTTCAACTTTTTCGTCCTGTTTTTTCATCGATTTTTAACAATTCTTTTTGAAAGATGCGGAAACCTTCCGCTGAATGCTTTTTTGTTTTCTGTTTCGATAAACTTGAAAGGTTTTTCATTAAGCCAAATAGGTTTTTCTTGGACTCCAAAGTACATTGATAGCGCTTTGTTTGATTTAGTACCATCAAGTCCAAGCTTTTGATTGAACTCATAAATCTTTTTGTCCAGCTTTCTTGAATGAATACTAACTACGGCCGTTGATAATCCGTACTTCTTGCCAATCTCTACCATTGAGATATTTTCCACTCTGTTCATCATAATAATATCAATCTCCAATGGACTTAGCTTATCAAAAAACATTTGTATTAACTCGTTGTTTTCCAAACTTAATGACTGATTTTGTAACAAACGCTCCGTTTCAATGTCTTGATAATAAGACATGCTTTTGCCTTTCATGGTAAACATTTCGGGCCACTCGCTCAACACGTCAACGCAAACTCCGGCATCTAAAAATGCTAATTCAATTTTATTTACTATTTTTTGTGAGGGTCTTCTTTTTAAATTAACTATTTCGCCGATAATACTGGGGCATACATCAGCTTGTCGCGCAAGTTCTGATTGTGACCAACCCAAAGTTTCCAATGCTTTCCAAATCTTTCCATGTTTAATCTTTACTAATGCCGCTATCTTCATTCCATTGTTTTGCGTTGAGGAGAGCCACCAAATCGCTCAAACGACAAGTGAACATATTCTCCGAGTTGTTTTTTCTGTGAATTACACAGGGGGGTTTGTCTCCTGCATCACGAATTGATTGAGTGATTGCATCATAGAGCATAAGACGCTCAGTTCTTTTTGCTTCGATATGAAACGGGAAGTCGCTCACCACATCGGGCGAATCTGCCGAGCCGGAGAACTGCTGTCCTCGCCTGGACTCAGGAAATCCGTTTTCCGATAAGTAGCGAGCTAGTTCACGCTCATACCTAGCGCCTTTGGCGCGGGAGTTAATCTTCCCCATTGGGTGCAATAAGGTCAGGAGAAGAATTGTCCTCCATGTGATCGCCCTCAAGGAAAGATATTATGCGGTCAAGCACCACATGCTGAACTTCCAATGCACCATTAAAATTATGTTCATCCAATTGTGCCTTTGCAAAGTCCAGTCCTCCACGAATGTTTTTTAAATCTAATTTTTCCACCTCTGTCATGCTAATTCCTTTCCCTCCGATTCCCACCTTAGAGCCTGTTCAAACCCTGTGAAGTCGAGTGTGTTTTTGTTTCCAAACCGAATAGTTTCTAAATCATATGCCTCAATAATTTTGTAGATGTATGATCGACTGACATTAAATAATCGACTGATCTCAGATATTGAATGTCGATTGTGTCGATTTGATACATCCAAAGTTTCCACACTTTCTGAATAACCGGGCCATATACCGCTCGATTGACAGGTAGCCCATAATTCACACGCCCGTCTCATGCTCTCCGAGTGTCTTTGAACTTCTCCTGCGGGCAGACGGTAACATGCAGTGCAGTAAGGCGGTTTTTTTTCCACAACTATGAATATGAATTGCTTGGGTGAATATCCTACCCTTCGCAGTCCTTCAAGATACCAGTGTGCCTGAAATCCATATCCAAATTGACGCACGGATTTTGCGAATCCATGCTTGCTTGCATCCATCGTTGATTTCAAATCAATCACCACCTCCGCGCCGGTATTAAATAAGTCGGGTCTGACTTTGCAGTTTGCACCTTCCATGTGAAAATATGCAGTGGCTTCAATGAGACTGTCTAAATCACTCAGGTATTCCCGTAGGACGGGATTATCAAGTGCTGATTGTGCCATCTCCATACATGTATTGTAATCCTTTGCACTCAACCATCGTCGCTCAGGATAATCAGCTTTCATTTGCTCAAATGCTTCCTTGTAATGCTTCGTGGCAGGACTCTTACCATCTATCTCAGTAGGCATCTCACCATATTCATATTCCAACTTGGCGGGTTCCAACACTGCCGAGTGGAAGCACCCGCCCATGAGCAGGGCGGGTGTGCTAGGAGTCGGGTGGTCGAGTGAATACTTTACATGTGCGGGAGTTAGTTTAACTAAATCATACGCCCTTGAACGGGACAACTCAGGGGATGCATGATAAGCTTCATTACTGATGTCGGTTCTCAGCATCAGAATGGCTCCTCTCTATTATCCTCTTCTTCTTCTGCTTCTATTTCTGCTTGAGCAAATGGATCGCCGCCAGTGTAAAGAGCTTCCAGGTTGACTTCCGTGCCAAGTGCAATTTCGCGGTACTCAGCGGACATCTTTTTGTGCGGCTTCGGGACCATTGCATAGGATGTTTCGAGTCCAGTTCCGGATCGAATGATTGTAATATCATACTTGCGGGGATCGCCCCACTCATCATCTTCGCAATAAGATACTAAATCATTTTTTAATTTTTTCTGTGTAAGTTCCAGGATTTGAACTCTTTCTTCCGCATAATTAAATACTTTGATTGCAAAGAATTCTTTCGGACGGTCTTCGAATTTGCGTGGTTCTTCCTCACCAATTTTCCATCGATGGGGTTGACGATTACCCTCCTTATTTTCTGACCATCCGACCATTCCATTGATGAAACCTCCATCATCGTGACTTCCGACGATTCGAAATTTATTTTCTCCCTTTTGAAGTTTCATATAGTTTTTACTTCCTCCGTTTGACCCGCTTGTAGGGGGTCGTGTTATATTGTCTAAGAATCCCATTATTGTTTATTATTTTTAGTAGTTGACATTGATTGTAGTTTGGTATGAAAAGTATTCATGACTAAAGAATATACTACAAAACCCATCTCGATCCGCCTTTCTGCATCTGTAAGAAAAACCGTTAAGAAGATTTCTGATGACACTGGACTTGGACAGGCCGCTCTTTTTGATATGATCCTTCGTGCTGGTTGTAAGGTGATTGCGGAGAATGACTATAAGCTATCTCTACCCCTGCACTTTCAGTTTGTTGAAGAGAAGAAAGTTCAGCGATCAAATCGCTGATCAGTATAGTGGTCGGCGCTTCAGATGTAATCATTATTACATCCCCGCCTTGGTGTTCAATCCGCATTCCATCTAGGTCAATAGCTGTTTTCATTGTAGGCATTAGTAGTTTTTATTGATATGGGTATATTCTGTTCTTGATAAAGGGGGGTGAGTTTGGTCTAACGGCTGGCTTTTATGTCCGGCATACCTACGTACACTTTTGCGGTCAACTCGACACTCGAATGACCTAACACTCTTTGGGCAATAAAAGCATTGTTACCGTTTAATCGCATGACGCGGTCACCCGCCATCTTGCGAAGTCTATGAACTGGTCTTTTGTCATTGACCATACATTCTTGTCTTAAAAATTGCGGGAACTCGCGCACAATGCGGTCCCTTATACAAGTGATAATCAAATCATCGTCATTCGTGGATAGGGATTTTATTTCCTGCCACCAGTACGGATCACACGCACGGTCCTGGTACAAACCGCCACTCTTTGGATTGTGTATGCGGATGACATGATGATTTCCTGTCTTCCATAAATCTGAGTACTTAGCTCGTAATATCTCCGAGGATCGGAGGCCGAGTCCGTACGCCAGTGCGTACGCTTTATAAATCTCTATATCTGTTTCCTTGCATGATTCGCACTTCATGATGATGAGTTCTTCTTCATCTTCATTTCGGTAAAAAGGTTGGATTGGTGGCGCTTCCAAACTCAAACTTATCCAGTTGGCAAACCAAGAAGTATCAATCCCCGCTCTTTTGTAAAATTTTATCCACTCTTTTGAGAACAAACTGCGCGCCATTCTCATACCATTTGGTCCGTGGATATGTACAAAATCTTCGCATATTGGAATACCTCTTTCTGTCTTCCGAGCAAACTGCCGAATATCCTGTTGTGCCGAGTCGATTCCGTAAAATCGAAGGACAGTTTCCATTTTATTTATGTTTTTTGGCTTAGTTGAATCAGACGCTTGGCGCGACTTCATTAATCTATTAGACAAATAAAAATCATAAAAATGTTTTATCAAGGGACATTGCAGACTTATCCGACGATTGATCTCGTCAGCAATGGCGAGTTTTTCTTTTCGCTTTGCCTCGTTAAGATCGCTTGTATGCAAGCTTTTACGGATTCTGTCTCCCTCGCAATAGAACTCAGTGTATAATTTTCCATTGCGTTCGAGAAGACGGGGTTGAGATATATCCGATTCTTTTATTAAAGTGCTTGGTGTATGTAAAGTATTATTTTCAGCCATTGTGATTGTGTAATTTTCCTAAACAATCGTCGCTGAATCCAAGCAGATTTACTTGGTACCGGCGGAGGGATTCGAACCCACGACCAAAAGATTAAGAGTCTCTACTTGCGACATAGTTGCAAGTCAAATCTCAGGGCCACGACCTGTTTAATATTCTGTTTAATTTCTTGAGAACGATTAGACTCGGAATGCAGTCTATGCAATCATGTGTATTTAATGTCTTATGCGATTGCAAGTTTTTTTTTTAAAAAAGTTAAAGTCAAAAAAAAAAGCGGGTGTCCCCACCCGCTAAAAACCAAAAGTTTTAAATACTATGTGTCTATGTCTAGTCGTTGCGCTCGATTTTGTCAACTATTTACGCTTGGCGGGTCTGCGGCTGAGTCTATACTGACCTTGCTTTTTAACTTCTAGGTTTTTTACAACTGACGCTCTGTCCTCAAAACTCATTCCGAGTAGAGATTGCACTTGATCGAGTTTGTATGGTCCCACTGTTGTGCCTTCTCTGCGAGCCTCTATTTCAAATTTTTTCATGATATCCGAAGCACTGTTTCCCTCTCTTGCAAGTTGCCCAATTGCACTTTCAAGTGCTTCAGTCATACCGTCATTGTCTTCAATTGCATAAACCTCATCTTCACCAATTATGCCTTTCATTGCAAGTAAGGCTCCAAGTTTTAAATTTCTTGATTTTGTAGATGCACCACCAATATCTTTTTCCAATAAAGCTTTCATCAGAACTTTATCCTGCATTGCTTCCACTAAAATTTCTTTCAGCTTGAGGGTCGGCATCTTATCCAACAAATTCTTTCCTGCTTTCGAGCCTATTTGTGCTATGATTAAATCGTGGCCTAAATTTTGACCAAATGGACTCGCCATTGCAACTGTCGATCCAGCGAGTCTTCCAACTATATCGACAAGAAAATCTGAACCTGGTGGCACATTTGGCAAAGTTGCACCTTCGGTTCTTTGTACCACTGATGCGGCAAATTCGTCTGCTCTTTTTGACATTTGATCAATTCCTGAGATTTCCTCCTTTGAAAAAAGCCCACTATTGACGAGATCGTCGCGTAATGTGTTTTTACCCTGCTTGGCATCCAATTGCTGTCGCAGTTTTTGACCTAGCATCAGTTCTGTGGATTCTTCTGTAATTCCCGTAGCACTATATGGGACCGTACTTTCTTTAAAAAGATTTTCAACAATACTTGATCTGATTCCATCAATTGCTTCACGATTATCTACTCCTTTTACTTTCTTTAGAGACAAATTTCGTAATCTTCTTAAATCTGCACCTCTATTTGGAGATTTTAGTATGCTTGCAAAAAATGTTGGCATAGTGGTAGCATCAACCCCTATCACTTTACTTGCCATAGATTTTGAATTAAATTTTGTTTGCATTTGCGAAGTTGAATTTTGCAAACGCTTGACCAAATGAGCTTGAATTTTTGGGTTCTGCAAATTGTCGTAGATACCAAGTGCTTTAAGTCCATTTTCGTGTTTCTTTAAAAATCCACCGAGGGCCGTCAAATCAACTTCACCATTTGGATTTACTGTCTGATTTGCCATTGCATAATAAAATTTTGCCAATGGATTTTGCATATCTTTAAGATAATTACCTCTTGCTCCAGCTTTCATTAAGTCATTAAATCCTTGAAAACTGCTTTGAGTCCCTGGCATTAACATTTTGTCAAGTATAACATCGGGCTTCGATAATTCTCCACCTTGTATAGTCTTGGAAAACATTTTATTTACAACTGGTATATCTAAAAACTCATACCTGTTACGTGTCGATGCGTTTGCCAATGCCAATTGTGCTGAAACAGTCTGATCCAAACCACTGTTCAAATCATTAAGTATACCGTTTTCTATTTCAATTAATCTTCTTGCAAGATCACGTTGTTGCGATGTTGCATCACCACTTAAAGATTTTCTGATTTGCGCACTAATTTGTGATCTAGCTTCCAAAAGATCACCCGAAGAAACTGAAGACATTCCTGCTTTAGGTTTAAATTTTAAATCCTGCATCTTACCTAGTACATTTGGTAGTTCAATACCTACCAATCCACCTTCTTCTGAGGAAAGTTTCATCAATGCATAATCAGTCTCTGTTCCGCTTAGACGTAAAGTTTTGTCAATTTTACCCCATAATTGATTCTCAGTTGCTCGTAAATCTTTATACGTATCATTAAATATTTTTTTTATATCTTTCGCGGCTTGTTCTTTTACAACCTGTGGATTTGGAGTTCCAAGAACACTAATATTTGCTTCTGCATTTTTAAGTTTTTGCACAGCTTGGCTAACCCGCAAACCCGTGGCCGCATTTAATTGGTCTATTCTTGCCTGTGATATTATGCGTAAAATCTCCGGGTCTCCATCAGCAATATTTACAGAAGCACGAAAAAGACGGTTCATTTCGTTTATGGACTTCTTAGTTTGTTCTGCGGCATCCTTTGATATTTTTGCATCACTGTTAATTAGCGACCGCTCAATTGCCAACAAGCCTTGGTCCCCCGTAAGAAGACCCGGTGACAATGGTGATTTTTTTAGATTTGGATTTTCTTTTATTATTTTTGTAATTGCGTTTGCCAGTTCGGTTGAATCTCCACCAAGTTTGGTAATTTCAGCTTGCAGTAATTTTGCAGTAGCCTTTTCTGCACCTTCTCGAGCCGACAATTTCATTCCAATTGCTCTTTTTATTTTTTCAATATGACCACCTGTCATTCCGTTGATAATCTTATAAGACTTGCCAGCAAAAATTGGCAAACTAGCAACTGAAAGGGGCGCGCTCACTGAGCCAATCATTCGTGCAGTTGGATCACCAGGAGCTATTGACTCTGCTACTCCCCCACCGATACCCGATAAAGCGGCAACTGATCCCTCAACGCTCGCAAAAGTAGCAGGGTTTTTTGCGGCAAATTTTACCATGTCATCAACAGTGCCACTTATTCCTGTTTCTTTGGAAAGCTTGCTTGCTAAATCCTTAACTTTGTTGGTCGCAGTTCCTAGTATATTTGTGTTTTCCTTTAGTTGCGGGGCTATTAATTTTGCTCCTTGCGCTCCTCTTGCCGCCATTGCAATAGGCATATACATTGAAGCCGCAAGACCAATCTCTTCACCTCCGACCGCAAATGGTCGGGTTGATGCTGGCATATCGCTCAAAAATGCTTGTGGTCTGCCTGTGATTGAACTCTTTGGACCTTCTTCGACATTTTCAAAAGCACGTGTTTTGTTTTTTTGCGAGTCATAGTACCCAAGACCCGCATCCTGCAGTGCCTTACTTAAATTATATGGATCTCGTCCCACAAAATCCATACCCTCGTCAGTCAAAATTGTTTCCAAGCCAGCCTGTATACCTGAGACCCCTAAGTCAAAAAGTTGTGCCGGACCTTGCACTAAACCTCTTCCAATGGCATCAATTTTAGCCGCTAGTGAAGGATCGTCTGCCGCTTGTGCCTCGAAGTCAGCAAAAAGTTTAGCCCTTGAAGCACTAACTTTCTTAAATTCTTCTTTAGCTTTTTGATAATCCTCTTCACCTTGCAGACCCGCGTTTTCAAAAAGAAAACTTTTTAATCTGTTGTATTTATTATCTTCTGTACGAAAATTTATTTCGGTTTCAGTCACACCCCTTTTTCGTAACTCGGCAATTGCTTGTTTGTTTGTAAGAGTTTCCATACCTTGACCTTTATAACATTTTCAATAAGTCCTCTTGGGTTAGTTTTGACCGATTTGAAGGTACTATAGGCAAATCATTCGGTTTTTTATTATTTCCTAATATACGCTCTATACTTGGGTCTGAAAAGCTAGGCCGATCAGCACCAATTGACTGCTCAAGCATCGGTATATTTACTTCCAAAAATCTTTTTACCCCTAATGCTTCAGCGTATGCTTGTGTACCTGGATTCAGTGTTTCTATAAATGTTTCAGCGCGCGATAATTGTGACTTTGCGAGATCAACTAATTGACCAATTTTTTCCCTACCTTTTGTGACATTATCTGTTGCTAATGGTATATTTTTTTCAACTCTTTCAATCATTAAATTTGTAACTTTGCCCCCTAATTCCGCAAGTAAAACAGGAGTAATCGCATTACCAATAGTTGATAAATTCTGTATTTGCTTCTTAATTTCTTTTTGATCAGTTCCTGGTAATGACTCACCTGTTAAATATGAGTATGCTCTATCAAGTGTGTCTACAATCTGTGGTGTGAATTGCCCTCTGAAAGCTTTTGCATCGACAGGATCGAAAACCGTCGGTGGTGTTGTTTCAGGACTTGCAACAGGTGGAGCAATATTTTCGCTTGGCGTGCCTACCCTTGCTACCTGTCCATCTTCATTGATAAACATTGCATTTGGAGGTGCTTCAAATACACCTGCTTGACTGGCCTTTTGTCGATCTTTTCTTGCTTCTTCATCACGCTTGATGTTACCACGAAGTTCTTCTATTTTGAGCAAATCAGATTGCATACCTAACCTTTCCGAAGCGGTAGGCATAAAATTACTTGGATCAAAATTACCGCTCATTATAGACTCGGCTCTTCGAACCATCTCTTTTGAAGTTGGATCAAAAGAGTCATATGCTTCTTTTTGCTTATCTTTTGACAATCCCGCAAGACGACTAACGAGACCTTGTGTAGATTGCTGTACAAACAACTTGTTTGCTTGTGCTAATTTTAAAGCTTCCTCAGTAGCTTTATTTTTATTGTTTTGTTCTTTGAGCAAAAGCTCAGACATTTGAGTTTTAATATTGCTATCTTGCTCCTGCTGTTTTTGGAGATCGACCTCTCTGATCGTTGCCATTGCACTATCCAAAGTTTCTAAACCTTTCAGTCCAAGCTCTCCTGTAGACAGTTTTTCCATAAGTGTTAGATTCTTTTTATCATAATCCTCATCACCTGACGTTGTTAAACGTTGCGCAATGCTTGGGTCTAATTTTATGCGATTTTCAATTTTATCGGTAAGCTTTGCCCGCTTCTCCTTGTTCAACCCATATTTCTCAATTGCCCCGCCAATGTCAGAACCCAAATTCTGAAACATCTTTCCCTGCGCGGCTCCCGCCTGGGCGATTAGATTTGCCGCATTAGCGGTTGAACCAAGTGATGATCCGTAATTGCCTGAAAAAAATGGTCTTCTTGCCATGATATTATCCTCTTATTTTCGAATCCATCCACTTGCGGATGACAGACTTAATTCTTGGTTTATTGCTTATCCAATTGGCGAAGCGTTCACCGTACTCGATGTACAAATTAAAGAACCACTTCGGTGATTCCTTGAACATCCACTCCCGGAACATCAACCATTGTGGATTCATTGGTCCGTAAACTTCGCGAGCGACCCAACAAAGCGCTGCCAACTTACCTGCGGTTCCCAAACCTTGTGCTATTCCACCGCCAAGCGAACCAAGCCCTCCGAACAATCCTGCCTGTCTATTTGCATCAGCCGATTGTTGTGCGGCAAACATATTTGCTTGGTTCGTGTACATGTTGCTTTGATACCCTAGCCCCGCTTCAGGATTGAGGTATTGCGGACCGCTTTGCAAGCCATACATCGCACTTCCCAGCACTCCCTGACCGCCGCTTAGACTGCCTCCCCCACCTCTGCCAAGAATCGCACGAAATGGATCGAGGGTGTATTGATCTTCCAATTGTGCGGTTCGGGCAACTGCATCGACGTATCCGAGCAATCCTTGCTGACGCAATTGCTCGTTTAATCTTTGAGCGTCCATTTTCGCACCAACATCAAATTGATCAGCGGTCATCTCTCTTGTTACATCACCCGTTTGAAGGGCCGCTTCCTGTCCGAGCGCGGACTGTGCAAATGCACGATTCTGCATCTGACGGTTTCGGTCCTCCTCGATGACTGCCTGTGCTTCCTGAATGGTGGAAGTAGGATCAAATATTCTTCCAGCCGCAGTCTGTCTTGCCCGTGAAGCTTGTTCGATTTGTTGCTGTTCTCTTGCGGTCAATCCATCCGACAATGCTGACTTGGCTTGTCCGAGAAGGGCTTGCCTGAGAGTGTCCTGGTTATCTACTTGCCCAAGTCCTGCTTCTCCCATCATTTGATAATTTTGCTCAGTACCAACTTTACTCAATGCAGTTGGTTCGGTGATTGGTCTTGTGACTCCATTTTCTTTATCACCTATTAATTCATCACCCCTTGCGAGGATTGCATCCTGCGCTTTGGCAAGTCCACTTGTCGTGGTTGGCTTATAGTCCTCCATTATGTCGGAGAATCGTCCGCTCAGTCGCTCAACATCTGAAATGTCTCGCTCTCTTTGACGTGAGAGTTGTCCTGCTTGTATGTCTTCGGCTAGTGCGGCGCTTCCGAGGAATTTTCCCTGTTCGTCAAATCCTGCCTGACGGCCCGTGGTTTCCTGTACAAATTTTTGTGGTACTTCATCACCCGCCGCTTTTCCTGATGCATTGTAATGAGCTTCCCCCCATTCTGCGAGTGTTCTAGTTGGCAGTCCCTGCGATTGTCGCATTGAATTGTCGGCGGCAACTGCTTCCATATACTCAGGGTTTGAGCGAACATATTCTTCAAAGTCGGGTTGGGCAACTGTTTGCTCGATTTTTCGGGTATCACCGAGCAAATCAACCATGCCATCGCTTTCGCGGATCGTGATTGTCTCTCCCTCGCGAAGAGGTTCACCTGTGTTTGGATTTTCAAAAGTAAATTGTTTTGCAATTTCTTCCTGCGCGGCATCCACATCTCCACCCGCTTCTGTAATTGTATTTTCAAGATTACGGAATTGCTTTGAAACTTCCTCAAGTTCCATAGCAGTAGCTGAATCAAGATTTAAACCTCTTAAACCTGGGTCCATTTTAGCCGAAGCAACTGGATTAGTACTCCCAAACTGTTGCCCTCCGACAGTTGCGGTGACTCCCCCAGTCTGCGTATCAAGAATTTTATATGTTGGACTGACTCCTGCTGTACCACCTGGACCCTTACCGCCAGCCTTTGCAACAGGTTCACTTCCAGCACTTGTCTGCACAATCTGATACCGACCACCACCTATAGTTTGTGGTTCGCCTTGCTCGTCGGTTACAACCTCTGCATTTGCAATTCCAAACTTTCCTGTTTCAGGGTCTTGCTCGACTTGAAATTCACGCTCAGTACCAAGCAAAGTCTGACGGAGAACATCCGTGTCAATTTGTGCGGTTTGTTGACGCACGGGTGCTTCGTATTCACGAAGTAATTCAGCAAGTCCGCCCGTATCCTCAAAGTCTCCCGTTCCGCGCAACAAGTCAACTTGCGCCCGTAGAGAGTCTGAAAGAGCTTCCGAGTAATTTGCTTGAATTGGTGGTGGTGCGCTTGATCCTCCCATGATTATTTTCTCCTATTAATTCTGTTAAATTCGTACCACTTAACGGGCTTCTGTTTTAATTGTCTCATCCAACCCACATAGGGCAATGGATGCGGAATGAGATTGATAAATTCGCTGATTGCATTTCCTCCAACTGCTGTCCGCACATACCATGCGTCAGGAGCAACCACATTCCATTGATCGTCAGGATGAACATCAATGTCAGTCCTTACTGTCTTTCCTAAAATTAAAAGTTGTGGAGTGATGTGGACATATCCCCTAGCGGCATAGGCGGATATATCCGCAAACATACTACATCCGAGTTGATCGTAAAATTCCTTGGTCTGTTCTAAAATTGTCATTCGGCAATTATGTAGTTCTCCGCAGTGGATGCACTAACCGCACTCCCTAAATTGATGCGCAACCAGGCTGTTCCGTTATCCACCGCAAGGCATGGATTGCCCCCGTCTCCATCGGATACGAAAACGATTCGTCCAGTCGTTCCATTGCTCGGAAGATTCGAAACTGTAAAGTTTTCGAGCGTTACACTTGTGGCGGAGATGGAGGGTACGACCACAGTTGGTAAACCAAGGGTATTTAAAAATGCAGGATTTAATTCGACCCCCGTGTTCGCCGTAATGTTACGGGTGACTGTTGCGGTGATTGCCATTAGGCTACATTCCTCCTGGCTCCGAGTTGTCCGACTGATCCCTGCATTAGCAGATGACGAATGGTCGGGTTACCCGCAGAGATTGTAAGTTCCAAATTGGCGGAATATCCACGCCGTCTGCCCCCGAATCTAAACAATGTATCCTCCGTGGAAGATGCCGTATGAGTAAGCACTTGCTCGGATGCATTGTCAGGGTCTTTTGTCTCTAAACTGACTTGGATTGCATCGTTGTTCTTCATGCTCATCGCAACTTGTCCACCTTTCCAATGCTTCACTCCGCGATCACCAAGGGTGAAACTTCTAGACTTGAGTTTGCCCGTAAT